ATAATAACAGGCTTTGGGGCTTCTGTTACACTAGACACAGAAGTTCTTAATATAGAATTTGGCGTAACTGTTTTTGTTATAACCACTTTCTTAACTACTTCTTCACCCATTTTATGCATTAAAAATCCACCTGTAAGTAAAACCTTTTCCTCACCCTTAACCCAGTAATTTCTTCCGTCTTCACGAACACATTTGCCACCATGCTTTGCCAACACATCATTTAGTAATTTTTGCTTGTTCATAGTATCACTTTCCTTTTGGTTTTTGAGGTGGAGGAACTGGTGGTGGTTGAGGTCCTTTTGGCTTTCCGCATCCGCATCCCATAGTTGTACTCCTTTGTAAAACAGTATTTATAATGTTAATTCTTTTCGTTTTTTACCATTGTGGGTGACATAGGCGCACTTTGGGGGGCTGGTTGGCCATTTGGGTTATTAATATTCTGTTTTAGTATAGTTTCAGAAGCATCTAAAAACTTTTTAGAATACTCCTCAAATGCACCAGAAAACTGATTCCACTCTTCGTCTTTTTGCTGAAAGGTGTCTTTCCATTTTTGCATACCGTCAATAATATCTTTATAGTTTAGACTCTTAACAGGAACATCGTTTCTTTCTGCTACACGATAGAGACGATCTGTTACCCAGGAATTAAATTCGTTGGTGTCCAGTTGCAGGGCATTCATAAACTGATTACGCTTACGACCAATTGCCTGAACCGGATAATCCTTGATATCAACAGCCTCTCCTAGACGATTTCGTACCGATTCTTTTAACTTAACTGCATTTGGTTTAATTTTGTTTGAAGTTTTTTTTCCGCGTTGTGCAGCAGTTAGTGCTTGTTTTGGTTTTTTAGCGTTAATATAAGATTTATCTTTAGCAGTTATTTTTGTTTTAACTGGCTTTGGTTTATTCTTGGTAGAAGTTTGTTTTGCTGTTAACTGACGACCTTTTCTGTAAATAGATTCATAGATCTTTTTTTTTGACCCCATGCATTTAATTTTTTCTACTAATGTGGAAATAACATGGGCAAGTTCTGATTCAGTTAATTTTCTTCCGTACTCAGCCTCTACTTGTTCTACAAACGCAGTTAGCGGAGCAATATCAGGAAGATAATCAGAACCGTATAAAAGTTTTTTAATTGTAATGTTTTTCATTGGTTTTCTTTCTTTAATTTTCTCTGATGATTAATCCCATTAATTTCTTCAATCAATCCCTCGACAAGAATAGAGTCCTGTGTGTTCTTGTGCTTAACAAGTGACTTTTGTAGTTTGATTACTGTGTTAACGTTGTCTGCTGTTACATCAATGTCAACACCAAAATTCTTTTCGTGATCAACAGCAATATCACGAATTTTACCGTTAATAATACGCATTTGTTCAATCGTATCAACTTCTTCTACTAGTTCAATTAGATCAGGAGTTTCCGCAGTACTGTCTCCGCTCCATTGATTCTCAGGTGATCCCGAGAAACGCCTAACTGCTGCATCATAATTTCGTTTTTCTTGACGACTCATGTTTTCAGGTGTAAACGAATAACCACTAGGATCAACATGCAAACGACCAGGTGCACCACTTTGTGTGATGCGGCGATTAAGTTCCACACCATGACCAAATGTATGGCGAGTTGTTTTGCGGGATTTATCACTAACGATAGTTTTAGTAATTTTCATAAGTCTCCTAATTATTTAGCACAGTTACCGTTCTCACACCCAATATAACCTTTATACTGAGTTCCAACATTAGTAATCCAATTCTTGTTTAGATTGTTCGGATCATTTGCAACACCTTTTGGTGCATACCTGTTTCCAAGATATGTAATAAAGTCATCTTTTGTTTTTCCTGCTTTTGTGTCATCAGCGTGTCTAGTTCTATTCTTCATTATTGTAGCAGCACTCCATCCAGCCTGTCGTCTCAAAGTTTGTTCTGGTGTGTCGCCAGGTTGTTTTCCTGCCTTTGGATGCAACACTCCAAATTCTTTTCCTGCTGCACCATTTTCAGCCTTTCGTATTGAAAAAAGTACAGAAAGGTTTTCGTAATCATTATCAGGAATTCCATTTCCTTTTGCGCCGTCCATGATTGTATCGTACTCTTTTGGGTGTGTCAAGCGTAGATTATCGTGAAATTTTTCGTGATATGTTTTTTCTTTTGGTGCTTCTGTTTTAGATGTAGATGGTGTTTGAGCAATAGTCTGTGTTACAGATGGTTTTTCTATTTCCTTTGCCTTTGGAATCATAGTTGCCCCAACTGTAGCAACCATAGCAGCGGCTGTCAAGGCCTTGACTAAATGTTTTTCTGTGATATATGACTGAAATGATAACATCATTCCTCGTCTTGAACAACAGGTGAACCTTGAGTATTATTAGAAGAAGCCATCAATCCACTTAAAACAGATGATCTAGATTGATTTATAGCAGAGGGGTAGTGTTTTATTGCATTAGTTAATGCTAAAATTCTTGTCCCAGGAACATACTTTGCTTCTTCTAATTTTACCCATTCCTTAAATGTTTTCATTTTTTTCCTTAAATTCCGTATTTAGACTTCCATATCGCAGCAGCCTTTGTACCACGCATAGGCTCTAAAGCTTTCTGCATAACATCTTTAAAGCCCCCTGTAGCCTTTGTAGCAGGGTTAAAGTTCATTTCCTTGCCAATACCCCCAATTTGCAAAACTACTTGTTTTACACCCTTTAAACCGCAATGAGGACAGGGCTTTTTTTCCGGTTTCTTATTATTAGCAATTCGTTGGGTTTCTTCCCAAGTTTTTCCACATTTTCCACAATTATAGTCGTATGCAGGCATTTTTATCTCCAATATTATATAGGTTAGGCTAAAGAAACATATTTAGCGGGATTTTTCAGTATTTCTCTTGCACCATTTACCCCATCAGCCAATTTAAGAGATGGGTCTTCTTGGTGGGTTTTCATCATTTGTTTTGCTGCTTGTTTTGCCTTTTCAACCATAATAGCAGACAGTAATTCCATCTGTCTAGCCTGTTGGTCTGCAGTGTCAGGAACTCTTGGATCTGATGAGGATTTTCGTATAAGACTACCCCTCATACGTTCTCCGCGTGCTTTGCCTTCTTCTAAATATGTCTTAAATGTCTTCATTATTATGTATTTAGGCTTTTCGTTACTTAGAAAATAGGATATATAAATACCATAGATCGTTATGAAAATATTAGATAATCATAAATTACTTTTAAATCTTCTTAATTGCGGTGATTCTTTAACTATTAGAGAAATCATTGATGCATGTCCAACGGAATGCTGTGGAGCACCAAAAACATCTAGTAGTAGTTCTTCTAGCATAACCTCAAGTAGTAGTAGTAGCAGTAGTAGTAGCAGTAGTTCTGCTAATAATGGAAGTCCCTGTGGTCCAGTAGGAAATTGTGGTGAAGGAGTACCAGCAGACGAAATTAGATTTACACTTAATGTTTATAAATTAGGTTTAAATACTAATAGTATGGCTGTTCATAGATTTTTATCTCCTGATGAAAATAATTTTGAATTAACAGAAAAATCTTTTGAATCTGCTGCTGCGGCTGCGTATATGAGAGATCCTATTAATGGAATAGCATCAAATTTAACACAGCAAAACATACTAAATAGATTTAATTTAGCAACAGCAAACGCAGCAGGTTTGCCAGGATCTCTTATTAAAAGTGGAAGACAATACATCACATGGACAACAGGAATTATTCAAGATGAAAATTTAAATAGTACACAACTTGCAAAAGATCCTATATTTTTTGGTCCACAAAGACCATACGACGCAAATCAACATTATCTATTAAATGTTACTACAAGAATGGACCCTCCTAATGCTCAAATTATAATAGGAGAAGGTTTAATTAGATTTTCTGTTGGAAATCAAGGTTGTTTTTTAATGTCGCGAGTAGATGTTAAAATTTTTGGTTTGCAACATTATAAACCACCATATGTTAATTTTAGAATAGATTCTCCTTATAAACCAGCAATTTTTTCTATGGCAGTAAGCCCGTGTAGGCCTGTTTGGCTACCCGGTAATACACCATATACAAGTCGAGTTGCATATATTAAAAGTTGTGCAAGTTGTCCTGATAAAATTGAATTTTATTCTTCAAAAATTTATGCTAGTAGAATATTTCCGCCAGAATTAGCACACCCACAACCTTCCACATTATTTGGTAATAGAACACAAATACACGATATTGCATATTATTTTGGAATATATACAGAAACAAAAAATTTTATAGCATTTATTAATACATCTATAATTTCGGTTAATGGAAATAATGCAATAAGATATGTGGTTGATGTTAGTAAAGTTCCTGCTGGAAGTGAACACGTTTTAGGATCACATATTTTTTATCAATACGGTGATTCATTACCTTTTGATAGAGAATATGACCGACAAGGTGATATCAGATACAAATATGATGCTATTGGTACTATACGAAATAGTCTTGGTGTACGTACAGGAAGACAAGGAAATGTTTCATCAGTAGTTTCTGGTGAATATCATAATACTGTATTAACAGATACTGGATATATTCTACAAAATACATCAGCAACTGGAATAAGTCAAGGGTACACTACACCACACGATGATCCTGCACCAGGGGATACTTTTAACCCAAGTTACTATAAATGGGAACCAGGAGAATCGCATAATGTGAAAAATTTTGTAACACAAAATCCAACAGATTTATCTACACTCTATTGGCGTGTTGCTGCTGGGTCAAATCATACATGCGGGGCGACTGCTTCAGGAGAGGTTAAGTGTTGGGGACGAAATACAGAAGGTCAATCTAATGCACCAAATCTTCCTGGAGTTCCTGGTAATAGTCCATATTATTTTAAAGATATTTATGCATTTTGTAATTGTTCTGTTGGAATTATAGGAATGCGATTAGATTCTGGTTCTAGAGGTGGAATGGTTGTTCAATGGGGTGATTGTCCTGCTGAAATACCTTGTATAATTCAGCACGAAAATTGTATAGCTATGTTTGTAGAAGATAATTGTCTTATTAATCCCGATAATCCAGATTGTCCGTGTGATTCGGGAAGAGTTATGAGTGGCGATCAATGGATAGATGGAACAGGATCTTGCCCGAGTGTTGGATGTTCAAACGATGATCCACATGATAATTGCCCACCATGTACTCCAACACAAATAGCCGACGGATGTACTGTTTTTGATGATGAATGTGTTTGTGGTTGTAGTAGTGGAGTAGATAGTGGTGATAATTGTTCTTCTTCTTCTTCTTCTAGAAATGATGATGATCCAGATGGAGATTGTGAAGATGTTTGTGCTCCTGATGGAGATAGAAGTACACATAGGGGTTGTGATTCTTGTATGAGTGATGGATTTAAATCTATTTCTAATAGTTATACTACTAAATTAAAATTACAAGATGGAGAATGGTTTACCTGGATGGAAGGAAAATATGGATTTTAAAACTCCAAAAGAATATTTTTTTTATCAAAAAGGTATAATTACCACAAACACTCCGTGGACAAGACCATCATACAGTAAATTAAAAGAATTTACTTCTTATATAAAACAAAAAACAGATATTTTCGAAAGGTATAAAATTTTTGTATACGGTGGATGTCTTTTTGATTTTTCAAAAACTTGGGATATTGATTTAGGATTAAAAGGAGATGCTTCTAATAACAAAATTTTAGAAAATGACTTAAATTTATTAAATGATATATCTTTAAATAAATTTAATTTATTATTAGATGCACGATGGTTTGATGAATATAATTCTGAGGGAAGCAAACAATATAAAAATATAGGGTATATAATACATCAAATTAACGGAGATGTTCTTATACTAGATAAAAGAAAACCTTATCATAATGATCCTGAAAAAATAAAAGTTTTAACACAATTTTTAGTAGAAGGTACTTGGCCAACTAGTTATAAACATTCAATAGTACATTCAGGAAATCCATATAGAATTATAAAAAATTCATTTGATCTTGAATTATTGTTAATAACCGATGAAGAATATTATATACAATCCACAAATAGGGGAGCATTGACTTATAAAGATTTAACTAGAAGTAGGGTATGTAATAATATCGTATAACTTTTTACATATAAAATAAGAATCTATAATATCAGATACTGGGCTACAAACATTTTTCTTATCTGGTGCAATTACATCTTTAACCGGAAAACCAGTTTCAAGTAGAAATGATTTATACATAACTTCTTTGTCTGAATTTCCTTTTCCGGTTGCATACTTTTTAATTTCTTGTGGTGGAAATATGGTTAGAGGTGTTCCAGCCTGATATATTTTATACTTAAGAACTCCAGTATTCTCTGCAATATTAAACACTCGACCTGTTGAATTAAACGAATAGCCTTCTAGGGCAATCTGTTCAACACCTATAAGAATTTCCATTGCCCAGTCTGCTATAGTTTCATAGCGTTCCATATCCGTGTTATAATCAAGAAATCTTTCTCCAAATATGTTTTGAACTTGTATATCTGTATATTTTTTAATGTCTGTAAGGTAATAAAATGTACAGTGTTTAAAGGAAAACAGTGTTCCGTTGAAAACACAAACGCACGGACCACATAAAGAGTAATCTATTCCTGCTATTAGCATACAGGTATTTATTAAAATCCAAATGAGCGTGCAAGCAAAATTCCTATAAGGAATCCACACGCAGATAGTATAACACGATTTATACTATTGATTTTCATCTAACACCTGTTCAATCCATTTTTGCTGTAGATCTACTCGTAATGCAGAGCATTCAAATACTCCATCTTCGCATATAGAAAAACTACTAATAACTCCAGCAAGTTTTCCTGTATCTTCAAATACAGCACCACCAGAATCTCCAAACCAAATGAATGCTCCTTTGAGAGGCAAGAATTTCATGTATAGGGGATCTTCTATTAGGGTTCCGTAATAGAAAAATGTTCTATAATTACTAAACTTTTTAGCGTCATGACTAAAACCAACAGTAACAAGACTCTCTAATCTTGTTAGGTCTCCTATATCTTTTGACATCTTTGCAGGCTTAACGCTTGGTTCAGATTGCAATATAAGTATAGCAATGTCGTATACTATTTCATCTTTGATTAGATATTTTGGATGTACTATAGATTTTATAACATGATACTCTGTACCACAGATTTTAAATCCAGTTACTTTATTGTCTACGGCACAATGACCAGCAGTAAGCACTGCATTTGGTGCTATAAGAGTACCACTTCCTATAAATCTTTCTCCAACATATAACTCTCCCACACAACTATAGGGATCTTCGTCGCCCTCATGGATAACAGTGAATCCAGCGAATTCCTGTTTTTCGGGTACTACTAATATGTCCAGTATAGAGGGTGGGGTTTTTTCTTGGGCATCCTTAGATGCGGGTGCAACTGTGCAAGATGTTATTGCAAGGCATAGACCCAGAACTAATGGGAGTCTAAACATGCTACTATTATTTATAATAGATTTCTCTTAATAAATAAAAAAATCTAGATTTTTAGTCTAGATTCTTTATTGGCTCTCACGGCATGGAAGTTTAGTTAGTTAAATCCACCAATTCGCAACTATTGCCTCCACAGGCAAGTTGTTGTGAACCTGTCGTAGAATCAACCTTTTCATAGTTTTTAAGCAGACTCCAATCAATTTTTAAAGGCATTTTCAACAAAAATGCTTCATATTCCTCTTTTGAACAGTCTTGGTACGGTGCTTGGCGATAGGAATGGTTTGAATGCGGAAGGAAAGAAATACCACTAACTTCATCAAAATGCTTATACACCCAAGCACCAACATCCATCCACTCTTCTTCTCGCACCGTAACTGTAATAGACGGCTTATGTTCACACCAGTGTCTTTGATAGGTTAACCACATTTCCAATTGCTCTATAGCCGTCATAGTATCTCTAGTTACTGATCCTGGAGCTTTCATTGGGAAAGAAAACACCATAACATTATCCGGTTTTGTTACATCCGGTTCTGCTGGAAATCCTCCATCAATCATCAGTTGACAAAGAGGATCTTTGCGGTCTGCACGAACTGTGCGAATATAATATTCGCTGTGTCGTGCATGAATACCACTAGCGGCATCCACAAGTTGTGAGACTGTGCCAGACGGTTTCACACAGGTAACAGCAGCCGCTGGATTAATACCCAACTTCTTTGCCCATTCCGAATTTGTAGTTACACCCATTCGTTTAAGTTCTTCTAACACAACATCTAAGCCATCTTTGCTGTACATCAATTTATTGTCCATGATGCCTGTAAGAGAAACGCCAAGTAGTGCTTCCTCTTCGCAATTTTTTGTAAAATCGCTTGACAAGTATGGAAAATATGTTAATGATGCCTGAAAGGTTCCTAGGATTGTGGCTAGTTTAACTTTTCGCATCAATGATTCGTATGTGTCATCTGCTCTCACAATAACTTCTGTAAGATTACAGAACTGACGATCACGAAGAATAATTTCACTACACGGATTAGTACCAAATTGATATGTTGCATCACGACGATCACCCAATTTGCTTGTTTGTTTTTGAGCAGCATCACGATTAAAGATGCCACGCTCACCACTCTTTGATTTATAGAGAGAGACCCATTCTTCCATAAATGTTCCAATTTCAGGACACTCATTGTAACACACAGAATTGTTTGCTAATGCTCGTTGTGGATTGGCTTCCCACCACGCACCCATTTTAGCATCACGCATTTTTTCGTCTGTAAGATTTGAAAGAGAGATAAGTGCAGAACGACGAACACCACCAACAACTACAACTTCCGCAATCTTACAGACAATGTCGTGACACTCAATAGAGGATAGTTTACGACCAGCTGCAGTTTTAAATGTTTCAATAGTAAATTTAAATAGATCTTCTAAAGGTCGCGGACCGCTTGCACGACCACCAAATACTTTTAATCTTGCACCGTAAGGACGAACTTTTGAAGTGTCCCACTTAGGAATCTGCCCACCAATTAACAGGGAGACCAGTTCTTTATACGACTTTGCCCAACCTGCTTTAGAATCCTGAACCATGATTGTTGTATCAGTTTCAGTAAACTGCTCAGCAATAGTGGGAAGTTTATCTGTGTATTGGCGTTCAACACTAAAACCAACACCAGTACCACACATAAGAATATAGAGAATTTCATCAAAGGCTCTCACACGATTAACAGCAACATAGGAACAATTATATCCTGCCGTGTTATCTCGTTCAAGTGCTTCGCCTGCTGTCATCAATGCTCGCATTGAAGGCATGATCTGGAGATTTAAAACTGCTTGACGAAGTTCTTCACGAGTTTCTTTATCTAATTTACACTTTGTGTTTTGTTTTAGATGCCCATCAAAGAATTTAAAATAACGGTTTACCGTTTCTTCCCATGTTTCTCTGCGATTTTCGTTTTCAAGCCAGCGGCTGTAACGAGATAAATGAATGAATTCTTGATACGACGTTGGTAATTGCATAATAAATTTCTCCTGAAGCGGTAATGTAACCTATGATTGTGTTTTGTCAAGTATGTAGTTAAAAAGTTCCACCATCTAATGGTTGATCTAGTTCTACAACATCTCCAATATTTATTTCTGTTCCATTAGAATAAGTTGCAACAAGTTCGCCATTATTATTTAAAGAAAGATTTGTAATATAATTTATTGTGGGAGTATTTGGTGTTGGTGCTTCTTCTGTTGATGTACTAGAATTAATATTTACTGTAATTTTGTTTCCATCTTTACTTACATTAACACCATCACCTGTAAAATTAATAGACTTTACAACATTTACATATCGTTCACCGTCTTTGTAAATTGCAACATTACTTCCACCACCACCTTGAGCACTGAAAGAATTTTTTAAATTTGCATTTAATTCATCAAAATATTTTTGTTCAATTTTTAAATGTTTTTTATCTGCCTCGTAATTTAATGGATACTCAACAGAAACAATTCCTGATTCTCCTGCCTCACCCTTTTCACCATTAACTCCATCTTTTCCGTTTACACCTGATATTCCCGGTTCACCCGTTTCACCGTCTTTGCCGTCTTCACCAGGAAGGCCCGGTAAGCCCGGTATCCCCTGTTCGCCTTTTTCTCCCAATACTCCTGGTATACCCTGTGAACCATCCGATCCATCTTTTCCCGATAAGCCCTGTATTCCTTGTATTCCTTGTTCACCTGTATCTCCTTTGTCGCCTTTAATGCCCTGTTCACCTGTATCTCCCTTAACACCTCGTTCTCCCCCATCTCCTTTATCACCCTTTGGACCTACAGGACCATCTACACCCTGTAAACCCTTGTCACCAGTCCATCCTATATGACCTGTTTCTCCTCTATCCCCTTTATCACCCTTTTCACCAGGAACACCCTGTATTCCCTGCTCTCCACGACCACCAGGATTGCCTATGGGACCTTGTAGACCCAAATCCCCACGATCACCCTGTTCTCCCTGTATAGTTTCAATTACAGGAGTAATTTCTCTAATTTCTGCCCTTTTTGGAATAA